AAGACCATGCCCCTGCAGCTCGCGGGCCTGGCCGAGGCTAACGAGTCCGAGCTGTGGGTGCGGCTGACCACCAACAACGCCACCATCCGCATCTACGGCGCCGACAACCCCGACGCCATGCGCGGCGTGCGCCTCGATGGCGTGGTGCTCGACGAGGTGGCGCAGATGAAGCCCGAGGTGTGGGACGACATCCTGCAGCCGGCGCTGTCCGACCGCCAGGGCTGGGCGCTGTTCATCGGCACGCCCAAGGGCGTCAACCTGTTCAGCCAGCTGTTCTTCGGGGCGCGCGACAAGCCCGACTGGCACGCCTCGCTCTACACGGTGCACGACACCGACTCGCTGCCCCGGGCCGAAGTGGCTCGGCTGCAGGACGAGATGAGCGAGATGTCCTGGCGCCGTGAGTACCTGTGCGACTTCAGCGCCGCGGGCGACGAGCAGCTCATCAGCCTGGCCGACATCGAGGAGGCGAGCCGTCGCCACTTGCGCCGCGAGCAATACGACTTCGCGCCAGTGATCCTGGGCGTGGACCCGGCGCGCTTCGGCGACGACCGCAGCGTTATCGCCACGCGCCAAGGGCTCAACTGCCGGCCGTTCAAGGTCTACACCAAGCTCGACAACATGGCCCTGGCCGCGCACGTGGCGCAGGCCATCGAGGACACGCGCGCTGACGCGGTGTTCGTGGACGCGGGCAACGGGGCCGGGGTGATCGACAAGCTGCGCCAGCTGGGGTTCGACGTCACCGAGGTGCACTTCGGTGGCAAGCCCAACCGGCCGCGCTACGTCAACAAGCGCGCCGAGATGTGGTACGAGATGCGCGACTGGATCGCGGCCGGTGGCGTCGTGCCCAACGACGTGAGCCTGAAGCAGGACCTGGCGGCGCCGACCTACAAGTTCGACCACCAGGACCGCGTCGCGCTCGAGAGCAAGGACGACCTCAAGGCCCGTGGCCTGCCGTCGCCTGACCTGGGCGATGCGCTGGCGCTGACGTTCGCGTTCCCGGTGCGCAAGGAGCGCAACCTGTTGGCCGAGGCGGCGCGCCAGGGCGGCGTCCGACCGCTGGGTTACCAGCCGCACACCGTGACCCAGTTCGACCCGATGGCCGGGTTCTGAGCGTGTCCGTGGGTTCGACGGCACGCCGCAGAATCGGCCAGCCGACTGGAGACCCTCAACCATGTGCATGTCGACCCCCAACATCCCGCCGCCCCCGCCGCCTCCGCAGCCGGGCAAGCCCGCTGACACCATGGCCGTGCGGCGCACGCAGCGCCAGCGTGGCGGCATGGGCATGGGCACCATGCTGACCGGGCCGTCGGGCGTGGCCTCGGGCGCCATGACCACGGGCGGCACCTCGTTGCTGGGCGGCTGACGCATGTACAGCCTCGGGCCCGAGGCGGCCGAAACCTACGGCGGCGCCGGCAGCGACATCAACCGCAAGCTTGCGCGCCTGGCCGCACTGAAGTCCGAGCGCTCGAGCTGGGACAACCACTGGCTGCAGATCAGCCAGTACCAGTTCCCGCGGGCCGGGCGGTTCCTCACCGCTGACACCAACGAGGGTAAGAAGAAGAACCAGCTGATCTACGACAACACCGCGGTGTTCGCCGTGCGCACGCTGGCCGCCGGGATGATGTCGGGCGTCACCAGCCCCGCCAGGCCGTGGTTCCGGTTGGGGCTGGGTGACCGCGACCTGATGGACTACCAGCCGGTGCGCCAGTGGCTGCACGATGCGGCCGAGGTGCTGCGGGCGGTGTTCGCGGCCAGCAACACCTACAACACGCTGCACTCGTGCTACGAGGAGCTCGGTGCGTTCGGCACCTGGGCCGACGTGGTGCTGCCCGACTTCGACAACGTGATCCACCACTACCCGATGACGGTCGGGGAGTACTACCTGGCGCACGACAGTCGCGGCCGCATCGACACGATGGCGCGCGAGATGAAGATGACCATCGGCCAGATGGTGCAGCAGTTTGGCAAGGCCAACTGCTCGCAGGCCGTGCGCAACCTGTACGACCGCGGCGCGTATGACGTCTGGGTCGACGTGGTGCACATGGTGCAGCCGCGGCGCAACCGCGAGTACGGCCGGCGCGATGCGCGCAACATGCCCTGGGAGTCGTGCTACTTCGAGCCGGGCAAGGAAGCCTCGGACAAGTACCTGAGCGAGTCGGGGTTCAAGCGCTTCCCGGTGCTGGCCCCGCGCTGGGTGGTGACGGGCAACGACATCTACGGGCGCAGCCCTGGCATGGAGGCACTGGGCGACGTCAAGCAGCTGCAGTTCGAGCAGCAGCGCAAGGCGCAGGCGATCGAGTACCAGGTCAACCCGCCGTTGCAGGTGCCGACGCAGTACAAGGACGTGGCGCAGAACCGCCTGCCGGGCGGCGTGATGTACGTCGACGCCATGGCCCCGGGCGGTGGCGTGCGCTCGGCGTTCGAGGTCAACCTGCGCCTGGACTTCCTGCTCAACAGCATCCAGGACACGCGCGACCGCATCCGCCAGGCCTACTACGCCGACCTGTTCCTGATGTTGGCCTCGCAGCCTGCAAGCGGGCGCATGACCGCCACCGAGGTGGCCGAGCGCCACGAGGAAAAGCTGCTCATGCTGGGCCCGGTGCTCGAACGCATCCACAACGAGCTGCTCTCGCCGTTGGTCGACATGACGTTCGACCGCTGCCTGGAGGCGGGCATCCTGCCGCCGGCGCCGCCCGAGATCCAGGGCATGGACCTGGACGTCGAGTTCATCAGCGTGCTGGCCCAGGCGCAGCGCGCGGTGTCGGTCAACGGCATGGAGCGCTTGCTCTCGACCACTGGCTCGATCGCGGCGATGAAGCCTGACGTGCTGGACAAGATCAACTTCGACCAGGTGGTCGACGACATGGCCGACGCGTTTGGCGTCAACCCGGCGCTGATCGTGAGCGACGAGAACGTGGCCGCGACGCGCCAGGCGCGAGCTCAGGCCGCGCAGGCCCAGGCCTCGGCGGCCACCGCACCGCAGGTGGTGCAGAGCGCCAAGACCGCCAGCGAGATCAACACCGACCAGCTCCGCGACGTCATGGGCATGTTGCAGGGCTACTCCAGTCCCAGCCCGGCGATGGTGCAATGATGGATGCAATCTTTGGCGCGTTGAAGTCGCGCACGGTCTGGTTTGCGATTGCGCTGGCCGTGCTGTCGGTGCTGCAGGGCTTCGTGCTGCAGCTGCCGATCCCGCCCTGGGGTCACGCGGCGGTGGGCAGTGCGATTGCCGCGGCGATCGTGGTGCTGCGCGCGATCACCACGCAGCCCCTTACCCAGAAGTAGGCGGTCACCGTGACCAAGCTGCGCCACGGCACGACGTTCCTGTACGACGACAACGACGACATCGTCGGCGTGCGCGACATCGACGGCAGCGAGTTCCTGTTCGCGCGCAAGCCCGACCTGGGCGTGTTCATGGACCTGGGCAACCAGACCGACGGCTCGGGCGCGGTCGCGATGGAGTTCGACACCGTGGTTGTCGAGCGCGGCGTGACGCTAATCGGCGATGACACGATCCGCGTCAGCCGCGCCGGCCTGTACAACTGGCACTTAAGCGTGCACGTGCACAACGCCGACAGCCAGGCGCACTTCTTCGAACTCTGGGGTCGACGCAACACGGCCGACATCGCCAACAGCCGCTTCATCTACACCGTGCCCTCGAGCCACGGCGGCAGCCCCGGCACGCTGATCCCGTCGCAGAACTTCTGGCTGCAGCTCGAAGCGGGCGACGAGGTGCAGATCCTGTGGGCGACTGACGATGCCAACGTGACGATCGCCTACCACGCGGCCGAGGTGGGCCCGCCGGCCAAGCCCGCGGCGCCGTCGCTGCTGCTCACCGTCAACCGCATCGACGACTGATCATGCCGAGCGTCAGCGCCAAGCAGGCGCGCTTCATGGCCATGATGGCCAACAACCCCAAGCTCGCCAAGCCGGCCGGCATCCCGGTCAAGGTGGCGCGCGAGTTTCACCAGGCCGACAAGCGCAAGGGCACGATGCTCGGCGGCAAAAGCAAGTGACACGCCCCGGGCCTCTGGCCCCGCGTGGGCTACGCCTGGGCTCTCCGTGTCCGTGAAGCGCACGGCCGCACCTACTATCCGCCCCATCAGTCATGCGAGATCCGCTCGAACCTGTTGACGAACACGAGGAAGCCGCAGCGAAAGCCCAGGTGGCCTTGCGTCGCAAGCAGCAAGTCGAAGACTTCAAGTGGCTGATGGCCCACGCTCAGGGACGGCGCATCGTGAGTCGTCTGCTGGAGGAGGCCGGTGTGCATCGCACCTCGTTCAACCATAGCGGCAGCGTCATGGCGTTCAACGAGGGCAAACGGCACATCGGGCTGTTCCTGCTGGCAGAGATCCTTGAGATCGCACCCGAGAGTTATCCGAAGCTCCTGAAGGAGTACCGATCGAATGAGTGACGAGCAGGGAACCGGGACACCGAGCACGACCCCCGGGGAACAGCAAGCGACGACTGGCGCTGAGACCAGTCAGACGAGCGCGCAGCCGACCGTGCTGACCGACGCGGCGCCCACCACACCGCCGGCCGAGGCCACGCCCGACTACACGTTCGAGATGCCAGAGGGCATCGAGCTCGACAAGTCAGCGACTGAGGAGTTCACCGCCATTGCGAAGGAGCTGAAGCTCCCGCAGGACGCGGCGAAGAAGCTGGTGGACCTGGAGGTCAAGCGCATCCAGGCGCAGCAGCAACAGCATCAGTCGCTGGTGAACGAGTGGGCCGAGCAGGTCAAGGCCGACAAGGATCTCGGGGGCGACAAGCTCGACGAGAACTTGGCGGTGGCCCGCAAGGCGATCGATGCCTTCGGCACGCCGGAGTTGAAGGAGCTGCTGAACACGACCGGGCTGGGCAACCATCCCGAGGTGGTCAAGGCGTTTTTCAAGGCCGGCAAAGCGATCAGCGAGGACGGGTTCGTGCGTGGCGCTCCGAAGAGCCCCGCGACCGAAAGCGACCTCGCCAAGAGTCTGTTTCCCAGCATGAACCGATAAGGACCCATCATGGCAACCTTGAGCTCCAACAACCCGACCCTGATCGACGTCGCTTCGCGTCTCGATCCGAGCATGAACATCGACAAGATCGTCGAGTTGCTCGCCGCCACCAACCCCGTCCTGAACGACATGACGTTCATGGAAGGCAACCTGCCGACCGGCCACAAGACGACCGTGCGCACCGGCCTGCCGTCCGTCACCTGGCGCAAGCTCTACGGTGGCGTGCAGCCGTCAAAGAGCCGCACCGCGCAGGTCACCGACTCGTGCGGCATGCTCGAGGCCTACGCCGAGGTCGACAAGGCCCTGGCCGACCTGAACGGCAACGCCGCGGCGTTCCGCCTGTCTGAGGACAAGGCGTTCATCGAGGCGATGAGCCAGGAGATGGCGTCGACCCTGTTCTACGGCAACGAGACGACCGAGCCCGAGGCCTTCACCGGCTTCGCTCCGCGGTTCAACTCGCTGTCCGCCCAGAACGGCGACAACATCGTCAACGCCGCAGGCGCGGGCTCCGACAACACCTCGATCTGGCTGGTGGTCTGGGGTCCCAACACCTGCCACGGCATCTACCCGAAGGGCTCGACCGGCGGCGTGCAGATGCGCGACCTGGGCGAGGTGACGGTGGAGAACGTGGACGGGGCGTCGGGCCGCGCGCAGATGTACCGCTCGCACTACCGCTGGGACTGTGGTCTCACGGTGCGCGACTGGCGCTACATCGTGCGCATCGCCAACATCGACGTGTCGGACCTGGGCACTTTGGCCAACACCAAGAACTTGATCACTTGGATGATCCAGGCGGCCGAGCGCATCCCCAGCTTCGGTGCTGGCCGGGCCGCGTTCTACTGCAACCGCACCATCCGCGAGAAGCTGCGCCTGGGCATCCTCGAGAAGGTCGCCTCGAACCTGACCTTCGAGAGCGTGGCCGGCAAGCGCGTCATGACCTTCGACGAGATCCCGGTGATGCGCACCGACGCGCTGCTCAACACCGAAGCCGTCGTGTCCTGATCGACCGCAGCACTCTGACCTGAAAGGAACCTCATCATGATTCTCGACGAGCGCACTGAGTTCTGCGACGCGGTCGCACTCAACACCGGCGGCGCCGGTAGCTACCTGCTGGGCGATGTGATCGACCTGGGCGAAGCCAAGGACCTCGGCAACTCCGACCCGCTGTACCTGGTGGTGCAGGTCGACACGACCGCCACTTCGGGCGGTTCGGCCACGGGTCTGTTCAGCTTGGTGACCGACGACAACGCCTCGTTGTCGTCTCCCGCCGTGCTGGTGTCGTCCAAGGCCTGGGCCGTGGCCGACATGACCGCCGGCACCACGCTGATGGTCGTGCAGCTGCCGATGGAGGGCACCGCCTACGAGCGCTACCTGGGCATCCAGCAGACCACGGGTGTGGCCGCCTTCACCGCGGGCAAGGTCAATGCGTTCATCACGCATACGCCGGCACGCTGGAAGGCCTACGACGCTCCGTTCCAGCTCTGATCAGGGGCTGAAGCGTGAAGGTCCGCGTGACCCATGAGGCCTTCTACGGGGGCCGTCGCGTGCGGGTCGGGGATGTGATCGACGTCCCCGACGCACTGAAGGCCAGCTGGTTTGCGCCGGTGGCAGCCGGGCGTCCGCCCGAGCCACCGGCCAAACCCCCGCGCAAGCGCGAGACCATCGCGCTCTCGCAGGTGGCCCGCGAGAAGGCCTCCGGGCCGCTGGACGACCTGGTCTGACGACCCGGGTGCATCGCCAATCGACAGGGCCACTTCGCGTGGCCCTGTTCACAAGGACCCGCCATGCCGAGCGCAGTCGACATTGCCAACATCGCCCTGAGCCACATCGGGGCTGACGCCGTCGTCACCTCGCTGTCGCCCACCGACGGCAGTGTCGAATCCGGCCACTGCGCGCGGTTCCTGCCGATCGCGCGCCAGGCTTCGCTGGCCACGGCCAACTGGAACTTCGCCCGCAAGCGCGTGCAGCTGGCGCTGCTGACCAACGACTCGACCATCTGGCTGTACAAGTACCAGCTGCCGTCGGACTGCCTGCGGGCGCGCAAGATCCTGGCGCTCGATGACCCCGACACGCCCGAGCGCAACGGCGCCAAGTTCGTCATCGAGGGCGATGCGATCTACACCGATCGGCCCGAGGCGACGCTGGTCTACACCCGCGACATCACCGACACCACCAAGTACCCGGCCGACTTTGTCAGTGGCCTCGGGCTGGTGCTCGCCGGCTACCTGGCCGGGCCGATCGTCAAGGGCGTCGAGAGCATCCGCATCGGCAACGCGCTGATGGAAAACGGCATGAACACGCTGCGCCAGGCGGCGGCCCAAGACGGCAACGCCGGCATGGAGCGCGCCGAGTACACCCCCGCCTCGATCTCGATCCGCTCATGAAGACTCTGCTGCGCTCGTTCGCCGGTGGCGAGATCACGCCGGAGCTCTACGGCCGCCTGGACCTGACCAAGTACCAGACGGGCCTGGCTCGGGCGCAGAACTTCCAGGTGCTGCCGCACGGCCCGGCCGCGCGCCGCCCCGGGTTTGAGTACGTCATCGAGTCGCGCAGCAACAGCTACCTGCCACGGCTGATCCCGTTCGCGTTCAGCGCCACGCAGACCATCGTGCTCGAGTTCGGGCACACCATCATCCGCTTCCACACCAACGGCGACACACTGCTCGAGACGGCCAAGGCCGTGGTCAGCATCGTGGGCTCGACCGTCACGGTCACCGCGCACGGCTACAACAGCGGCGACGACGTGTTTATCGGCAACCGCTTCCACCGCATCACGGTGACCGGCGCCGACACGTTCACCACCGCCGATCGCTGGGGCAACGCCACCACCGCCACCGGCAGCACGGCCGCGCGCGTCTACACGATCGTCACGCCCTACCAGGAAGCCGACCTGTACGACCTGCACTACGCGCAGGACTCTGACGTGCTGACGATCACGCACCCCAACTACGCGGCGCGTGAGCTCAAGCGCTTGGGGGCCACCAACTGGACGCTGACGACGGTGAGCTTCGCGCCCACCGTGGCGGTGCCCACGGGCCTGAACGTCACGCCGACCATCGGCACCGCCGGCAACGAGAACCCGCAGAGCTACGTCATCACCGCGGTGGCGGCCGACGGCATCACCGAGTCGCTCGCTTCGAAAGCGGTCGACACCCAGAACAACCTGACCGTCAGCGGCAACTTCAACACTTTGACCTGGACGCCGGATGCCAGCGTCTACCGCTACCGGCTCTACAAGCAGCGCGGCGGGTCCTACGGCTACATCGGCCAGGCGCCGCTGATCATCGGCCAGACCATTGCCTTGATAAGTGCAGTCGGCACCACCGCGACGTTGTTGACTTTGTCCGCTCACAACCGATCGACGGGCGACATCGTCAGGGTATCCGGAGCCACGCCGTCAGAGTACAACGGCGTCTTCGCGATTACGGTTATTGGCACGCTGACGTTCGAGTACACGACGCTGTCGGCGCCAAGTGGTTCAACGACGGTGGAGGGTAGCTACGTCGCCATCACGCCGGTCATCGACGACAACGTGCTGCCCGACACCTCGGTCACACCGCCCGAGGACCTGATCTCGCTCAACACCACCGCCGGCGAGTACCCGGCCGCGACGACCTACTACGAGCAGCGCCGCTGGTTTGCCGGGTCGACCAGCTACCCGCAGACCGTCTGGGCCACGCGCAACGGCACGTTGGCCAACCTCACCTCGAGCGTGCCCAGCCGCGACGACGACGGCCTGGAGTTCCGCATCGCGAGCCAGCAGCAGAACGCCATCCGCCACCTGCTGCCGCTCTCGGACATCATCGCGTTGACCGTCGGCGGGGAGTTCCGAATCTTCGCCGACAGTGCGCCCAACATCACGCCCTCAAGCCTGTCGATCAAGCCGCAGGGCTACAGCGGCGCCTCGAACGTCACCCCGGCGCTGACCTCCGGCTCGATCCTGTACGTGCAGGCCCAGGGCTCGCGCATCCGCGAGCTGGCCTACAACTGGCAGGCCAGCGCCTACAGCTCGATCGACGTGTCGATCATGGCCCCGCACCTGTTCGACGGCTACAGCGTCGTCGACATGGCCTACGCCAAGGCGCCGGTGCCCACGCTCTGGGCGGTGCGCTCCGACGGCGTGCTGCTCGGCATGACCTACGTGCCCGAGCAGCAGGTCTACGGCTGGCACCAGCACGTGACCGACGGGCAGTTCGAGTCGGTGTGCGTGGTGAGCGAGGGCCTCGAGGACGTGCTCTACGTGGTGGTCACTCGCACCGTCGACGGCCGCCAGGTGCGCTACATCGAGCGCCTGCGCACGCGCTACTTCGTCGACCAGGAGGATGCGTTCTTCGTCGACTCGGGGCTCACCTACGACGGCGCGCCTGTGAGCTCGCTCAGTGGCCTGTGGCACCTCGAGGGCAAGACCGTGCAGATCCTGGCCGACGGCGCGGTGCATCCGCCGCGCACGGTCACGGGCGGCGCGATCACGCTCGACGACAGCTACAGCGTCGTGCACGTGGGCCTGGCCTACAGCTCCGACCTGCAGACCCTGCCGCTCGCGTTCGAGGGCGCCGCGGCCGGCGGGCAGTTCGTGCGCAAGAACCTGAACGCGGTGGCCATCCGCGTCACGCGCTCGAACCTGGTCAAGGCCGGCCCCTCGTTCGACAAGTTGACCGAGTACCCGGCGCGCGACCACACCGACCCCTACGGCTCGCCGCCGGCCCTGAAGACGGCCGAGCTGCGCTTTGCCATCGGCCCGAGCTGGGGCAGCGACGGCGCGCTGTGCGTGCGCCAGGACGCGCCCCTGCCGCTCACGGTCCTGAACCTGGCGCTCGATGTCGCAACCGGCGGTTGAGATCCGCGCGACCACCGACGCGGATCTGGACTACCTGGCCGAGCACTTGGGCGAGGCCGATCGGGCCGAGGTGCTGGCAGCTGGCCACACCGAGATCCGCGCCGCGCTTGAGGCCTGCTGGCGCAGTTCGCACGAGACGTTCGTCGGGCTGATCGACGGCACGCCGGTGGCCATCGGCGGCTGTGGGCAAGTGGGCACTCTGATGGCCCCCGTCGGCGTGCCCTGGCTGCTCGGCACCGACGAGATGCGCCGCCAGCGCCGTGTCCTTCAAAGGTACGTCAAGGCCTACATTGCACGCATGCTGGAGGCCTATCCGCGCCTGATCAACGTCGTGCACGCCGACAACCTGACCGCCATCGCCTGGCTCAAGCGCCTGGGGTTTGCGGTGTCGAGCTCGCCGGTCGCGCACCCGCTCACGGGCGCCCCGTTCCACTACTTCGAGATGCAGCAAAAGGGGGTTCGCCGTGTGTGAGCCGACGACAATCGCTTTGGTCGCCACGGCTGTCGCCGGAGGCATCAGCGCTTACTCGAGCTACCAGCAGGGTCAGGTCCAGAAGAAGGTGGCCGAGAACAACGCGGTCATGGCCGGCTACGCCGCCGAGGATGCCCAGCGTCGCGGTGAGCTAGACGCCCAGCGCATTCAGCGCGAGACCTCCCAGCTCTCTGGCCGACAGCGTGGACTGATGGCGGCGCGCGGTCTCGACCTGGGCGCGGGCACACCGTCCGAGATCCTGGACCAGACCGACTTCTTTGGCGAGACCGACGTCGGCACGGCGCGGTTGAACGCTGCGCGCGAGGCCTGGGGCTACCGCGCCGAGGGCCAGAGCCAGCTGGCGCAGGGCAGGGCGGCCGCGCAGCAGGGCAACTTGGAGGCGTTCTCGACGCTGCTTGGCACCGCAGGCTCCGTGGCTGACAGGTGGAGCCGCCGGCCCAAAGCTGGTCTGCCCGACTGGTACACCAACCCGGCCAACACCCGCTACAGCAGCGGCTCCATCGGCTCGTGGTACGGGCCCCGCTGACCCATGCCTCAGATCCCGCTCTACGACGGACCCCAGGTCCAGACCCGGGCCCTGCGCCCGGTGTTTCAGCGCGCCCCTGACGTCAGCAGCGGCACCCAGGCGCTCGCCCGTGCGGTGGGCCAGCTGGGCGACATCGCCGAGCAGCGCGTGCGCCGTGACGCCGAGGTCGAGGCCAATCGCATCGACGCCGACATCACCGGCGGCTGGCTGGCCTGGGACTCAGCTGCCCGCCGCGACCCCAAGTACCGGGGCGAGGGCGTGGCCCAGTACGAGGCCGACGCGGCCAAGTGGTGGGAGGACGCCAAGAAGACCTACGGCACCGACGCCAATGGCCTGGTGCGCGAGCAGATCGGCGTGGCCCTGGCGCGCAAGCGCAACCAGGCCATGGGCTCGGTCATGGGCTACGCCACGCAGGAGCGCGAGCGGTTCGCCGATGACCAGTACGAGGCGTCCGCCAAGAGCTCGATCGAGTTCGCCATCGACACCGGCGACACCGCTGGCGCCGCGACCCGGCTGCGCCAGATGGCGGCCGTAAAGGGCACGAACGAGGGCTGGACCACCGAGATGGTGCAGGCCGAGCAGCAGCGGTTGCTGGGCACCCTGCACCTGTCCCACATCGAGACGGTGTCCGAGCGCAACGCGACGGCCGCCCGGGACTACTACGAGGCCAACAAGCGCGAGATCCCGGGCCAGGTCCAGGCGCGTGTCGAGAAAATGCTCAACATGTCGGCCGCCAACCAGTCGGGGCGCGACTTTGCGTTGTCCGTGGCGACGCTGCCTTATTCCGAGCGCCTGAAGCGTGCGGGTGACATCGCTGATCCCGAGGTCAAGAAGTCCGCACTGGCGGCTATTGACGCCGACGAGGTGCGCATCCAGCGAGCGCGCAACGAGGTTTCGACGCAACTCTACGGGCAGATGCGCCTTGCGGTGCTGCAAGGCCGGCAACCGTCGCCCGTGCAGATGGCGTCGCTGGCCGAGCTTGACCCCATCAAAGCCGGCGATTTGGAAGTTGTCATGGCAACCAAGCTCAAAGCCGATCAGGCAGCGGTCAAGGGCTCGCCGGTGAAGACCGACTGGGCCACCTATGAGCAGGTGGCTGCTGCGATTGCGCGCGGTGAAAACATCGAGGTTTACCGCTACCAGGATCGCATTGCCGCTGGTGAAATCGAGAAGCTGATCGACCAGAAAGTCAAGCGCGAGACACCTGCAAAGGCGATTGAGGTTGCCACGACCGAGCAGCAGCTCAACGCGTTCTTGGCCGAGCAGCAGTTCAGCAATCGCGAGAAAGGCATGTTCCGCGATGCGGTCTATGACCGGCTCAACGAGTTCGTCACCCGCAATCGGCGCGAGGCGACCTACGATGAGCGCAAGGCCATCATCAACGCGCTCAACACCGAGATCGTCACCAGCAAGGGCGTGTTCTGGGACTCCAAAGACCCCGCGTTCAAAACTGACGAGGCGCTGCGCAACCGTGCGTTGGAAGGCGCCATGGGGCCCCAGCAACGTACCGGCAGCGATCGCTTTGTGGTCGGCCAGGTGTATCGCGACGCCAATGGCCGACAAGCCACCTACCGCGGCAACGGCCAATGGGAGCCTGTCGCTCGACCCGCCGGCCCGGAGTTGGTGATGGGTAGCGTCTACTCGTTCAAGGGTCGTTCGATGCGCTACCTGGGCGGTGACCCCAATCTCGACTCCAGCTGGGCCTTGCCGCAACGCTCTGCCGGCGGAACCGTCGGACGCTAAACCATGAACTTTGACCCCACGTCTGCTGTTCAGGCCGATGCGCCGTTTGATCCGAGCACTGCGATTCCGCTCACTGGTCCATCGACCCGTCAGGTCTTGACGGCCACGTCGATCGTGGCCCCTGACGTGGCGGCTGATGCCGCGCGCCTGGGGAAGATTTACAACACCTCGCCGCAGTCGGTGCTACAAGACGTCGACACCTTTCGGCGTCAAGAGCAGATCGACAAGGTCGACGCCGCCTTGAATCGCACGCCGGTTCTGGCTGACGTGGTGCGCCAGGACCCGATCAAAGCGCCGCAGGTGCGCGACGACTTGGTGCCGCTGTCCACCCTGGCCGAGATGGTCGAGTCGTTCAAGCGCGGCTTGGCGGCCACGCGCCGGGGCTCGGATGTCGGCAGCATCGTCGACTCGGTCGAGGTGCTGGCGCTCATCGGTCGCATTGAGCGCGGCGAGCTGCCCACCGATCAAGCCATCACCACCGCATCGCCTTACGGTTCAATGTTCGTCGGCGTCGGCAAGACGCCCGAGAACCTGGCGCGCATGCGCAACTTTCACCTGCAGCGCATCACCGACAACGTCGTGCAGTTCGGTGAACGCACGCGGGAAATCGAAGCCTCGCCGCCGTCGCCGGAATACGCGCGCTTCCAAAGCCAGAGCGGCCTGGGTGGTGCCCTGAGCGCGCTCGGCGACGCGCCGGTGCGCATCACCAGTCAAGTGATCGCGGAATCTCTGGGCGGTCTGTTGCCGGCACTGCCCATCATCGCCGCCGGTGGTATCGCAGGAGGCCCGTTCGGCTTGGCCATGACGACCGGCATGTCGTCGGCCAGCATCGAATACCTCAACTCCCTGCCCGACATCTTCCGCGAGCTCAAGGTCGACATCAACGACCTGCCAGCCCTGCAACGTGCCATTAGCACGGCAGAGTTCGCAGAGAAGAATCGCCAGGCGCTGGTCAAAGCGGGCGTCATTGGCGTGTTCGATGCGGCCACAGCGGGCCTTGCAGGCGTGCGGTTGGCGACTCGACCGGCGGCCAACGTCGCTGCGCAGGTCGGCGTTCAAATGGTCGGCGGTGGTGCAGGCGAGGCGGTCGGTTCGCTGGCCTCGGGCCAAGAGGTGAGCGCTGCCGCCGTGTTGTCCGAGATGATCGGCGAAGTGCCAGGCGCGATGATCGACCTCGGCACGCTGGCGCTGCGTCGGGCATCCGAGCGCGCCGGTCAGGCTCAGGAGGCTACCGCCGCATCGCAGACGCTGGAAACCGCGTTGCAGGCGGCCACCGACTCAAAGCTGCGCGAGCGCAGCCCGGAAGAGTTCCGCAGCGTGCTGGAGCAGATGGCACGCACTGAGGACGGTCGAGCCTCAGAGATTTACGTCGACGGCGAGGTGCTCAATCAACTGCCGGCTGACGTGCGCAGCCTGTTGCCTCAGACCGTGCAGGATGAGATTCAACGCGCCGCCGACATCGGCGACGTGGTGGCTATCCCGGTGGCCGATGCGTTGACTGTGGCGCCAGGTACTGCCCTCGAGAAAGTGTTGATCGAGAACGCCAGGTTGCGCCCTGATGCGATGACTCAGGCTGAGGCGCGGGTCGCAGGCGAGCAGGCTGCGCAGTACCTGCAGCAGGAGTTTCAGCGCGTCATCCAGCAGGCCGCCGACCAGGAGGCGGTGCGCCAGTCGCGCGAGGCGGTCAAGCAGAGCATCCTAGGCGAGCTCAACGCCGCCGGCCGCCAGCGGGTTCAGGTCAACGACATCAAGGCTGGGCTGGCCGCCGACTACTTCGCGGTCATGGGCTCGAAGATGGGCATGACCTCAGAGCAGTTCTACCAGCGTTACCGGCTGCGCGTGCTGGGCGCTGCAGACGGCCAGCAGACGGGGGTGCTGAATGCTGCGGGTCGAAATGAATACCCGCTTGCCCCTCGTGATCAGTGGTACGGCGAAGGTACGTTCAGAGAATCCGGCGCCAGGATGGTCTACGTCACCCCGGATGAGTACATCGCTGCGGTGCGACCGCTGACGATGGACGAGGAAAGCCGGGAAAACATCGACCTGTTGAAAGAGCACATTCAAGCAGGCAAGACGCTTGACCCTCTACTGATTCGCGCCGATGGCAAAGAAGACGGCCGGCATCGCGCCTACGCCGCCAAGGAACTCGGCATCTCTCGCGTCCCGGTCATCGCTTACGGTGACCAGTTTGCAGACGCCGAGCTGGTTGAGCCTGAGGTCTTCGAGCAGCGCGGTGCCCAGCCGGCACGCCGAGCCCGACCGATCCCCCCGCAGATTGCTGCGGCGGCAGACATTGGCAATGCCCGCACGATCGCAGCGTCCCGGCAGTGGCCGACCAATCGCGACTTTAAGCTGGCGATCCAGAACGCAGTGCGTGCGGTCATGGGCCAGCGCGACCTGCGCGCAGACACGCCTGAAAATCGCGCCTACATCACGCAGCAGCTCCTGAAGGAAGCCCGCGAAGCGCTGGTCACCAACTCGAACGCCATCGGCTGGTACGACGAGAAGGTCACTACCGCACTTGAGGTGGTGTCGACAATCCATCCCGAGCTCAAGACCGACGAGCAGGCCAAGTTCGCATTCATCTGGGCACTGGCTGTAACCAGCAACGGCGTCAAGGTCGACAAGAATTTCGAGCTGGCCGAGCGTTCCTATCGCTACTGGAAGGACAACAACGGCCGACTGCCGACCTCCGGTATCGGCGTTGGTCCCACTGCCAGCAAGATCCACGAAGGTCTGCGCGCCTACAACGACCTGATCCAGCGCTGGGGCTTTGAGCGCCTGCAATCGTTCGCCACGACCCTGCAGCCCAACCGCGACGTGCTGGCCGCCTACGGCCGCAAGGTCAGCGGCGAAGGTATGGATACCCAGGTCTACGGCGCCGGCATCCTGGGTCCGAAGATCGGCAACGGGTTCTTCATGAACCTGTACGGCGAATTTGGCCAGCTCACCATGGACCGCTGGTGGGTTCGCATGTGGGGTCGGATCACCGGCGACCTGGTCGAGATCGACCCGCAAGGCACTCGGGCGGCACGCGATGCGTTCGTGTCGCTGATCGACATCGTCAAGGCTGACCGCCAGGCGCTGCGCGCAGTCGAGCAGGCGATCGGCGCCAAGCTCAACAAGGGTAATCCCACCGAGACGGCCAAGGCCATCATCAAGGCCACCTCAAAGGAGGAGGTTCGCGATGCGCTCGACATGATTCTGCCGGCCACGCCCGAGCGCGAGGCTGCGGCCAAGGCAGCCAGGGGCAAGCTCAAGGATTTCGTGTCGATCGGAGACGAGCTGCGCAAGGCGGCCAAGTCCTACCACGGATACCTCGACGGCCAGATTGAAGTGCCTGGCGGATCCAAGCGCCGGGACATGATGCGCGAGGTCTCGCAGGCAGTTCTGGCCGAGTTGCAGAAGGACAACCCGTCCCTGACCATGGCCGACTTCCAGGCCTTGATGTGGTACCCTGAGAAGACCCTGTATGACTCTGCCGGCGCGCAAGAACAGGACTCCGAGGGGTACGACGATGACGAAGCCCCAGACTACGCCAACGCGGCGATCAAGCTCGCCCGTGACCAAGGAATCTCCGATGCCGACATCAACGCAGCGGTCGAACGAGCCCGATCCGACATTGCGTCCAGACAACGCGCAGGACGAAGCGGACGAGGACCTGCGGGCGTATCGGTTGCGCAGGGAAATGGGGCTGGAGGAGATACCGGCGGCACCTTCTTCCAAGGGGGACTGACCGATGGACGAGATCAACAAGCCGGAGACGGAGCAGAACGGCCTGCGGGCGGAGGCCTTGCGCCGCTTGAAGGTGCGCCGAATGTTACAGGCGCCACCGGCCCAGACCCCCGGCTCGTCGCCGTCGCCGAGCAATACGCCCGCGACAATGGCATCGACCTCCGACGCCAAGGCGAATACGCCAAGGTAGACCCTGAGCGCGCCGCCCGCATCGCGGCGGCCTATGACGCGATGGCGCACTCACCGCAGGACCCTGCGGTGCGCGAGGCCTACGAGAATCTGATCCGCCAGACCATGGCCCAGTACCGGGCGCTCGAGGCGGCCGGCTACAGGTTCTACCTGGTCGACGAGTCCAACGACCCCTACGGCGGCAACCCGTGGAACGCGATGCGCGATCTGCGGGCCAACCAGGTCATGGGCGTGTTCGCGACCGAGGCCGGGTTCGGCAGCGGTGCCACCGAGCTCAACGTCGAGGACAACCCGCTGCTGGCGGACACCGGACTGCGCTGGCCCTACGGGTCGCTCGACGGCGAGCCCAAGCGCGTGCTGGCCAACGACCTGTTCCGCGCCGTGCACGACGCTTTCGGCCACGGCCTCGAGGGCGCGGGTTTCCGTGCGCAAGGCGAGGAGAACGCCTGGCAGGCGCACGTGCGTCTGTTCACGGGCAGCGCCAGGGGTGCGATCACCAGCGAGACCCGCGGCCAGAACTCCTGGCTCAACTTCGGCCCCTATGGCGAGCAGAACCGCAACGCCAAGGTCGAGGACACCGTCTTCGCCGACCAGAAGACCGGGCTGATGCCCGAGTGGACCTGGTCCGAAGGCATCGTCGAGGACATGCCCGACCAGGTCCTAGAGCAAGGTCCCCGCGGGACGTTCAACCCGCAGACCCTCGAGCTCATCCTCAATCCCAACTCGGACCTGACGACGTTCTTCCACGAGCTCGGGCACTTCTTCCTCGAGGTGCAAGCCGACATCGCCAGCCAGCCCGATGCGCCGCCGATGATCGTGGAGGACATGACCAAGATCCTGGCGTGGTTCGGCGTACCCGACCTGGCGACCTGGAACGGTTACAGCCTCGAGCAGAAGCGCCCGTACCACGAGCGCCTGGCCGAGAGCTTTGAGCAGTACCTGATGGAGGGCAAGGCCCCCAGCGTCGAGCTGCAGCCGGTGTTCCGTCGCATCCGGGCTTGGTTCCTGAACGCCTACAAATCGATTCAGAAGTTCCTAGCCGATCGCGGCATGGTCGATGGCTCGCCCATGCAGCTCAACGACGACATCCGCCGCGTGTTCGACCGCATGCTCGCCACCGACGAGCAGATCCAGCAGGCCAACGAGGTGGCGGCGTTCACGCCCGACGAGCAGGCCGATGGCGAGGCGGCCGAGCGCCTGCAGAAGCGCTCGATGGCCGACCTCAAGTGGGCGGTCAAGGCGCGCGACAAGGTCATCGCCAAGCTCAAGCGCCAGGCGCGCGAGGTCGAGAAGAAGACCCGCGCCGAGGCCACGGCCGAGATCGATGCCACGCCCGAGATGCAGGCCAAGGCGGCGATCGCGAAGGCCGAGAAGGACTTCGAGGCCGATCCCCTGGCGGCCGACATGAACATCGCCGTGATCGCCGACTCGTTCGGGTTCCCGAGCGTGGATGCGATGTACCGGGCGATCGAGGCGTTCGGCAGCCGCGAGGAGGCAATCGACGCCCTGACCGAGCGCCGCATGCTCGAGGAGAACGGCGACCTGATCGACGAGCGCGCGATCCAGGAGGCGGCCAACGAGGCGGTGCACAACGAGGCCCGTGCCCGGTCCCTGGCCACCGAGCTGCGCACTCAGCAGGAGATGCTGGGCCAGCGCACCGACACCGGCCAGACCAACGCCCGCGGCGCGCGCATCACGGTCAACGCCCTGGTTGAGGCAGCCAAGCAGTTCGGCGCCAGCATCGCCGCACGCACCTCGCTGCGCGACCTGCGCTCCACCGCATGGAGGCACACCGCCGCCGAGCGCCGCGCTGGCAAGCGCTGGCAGGAGGCCACCGCCAAGGGCGACACGGCCGAGGCGGTCAAGGCCAAGCGCGACCAGGTGCTGAACAACGCCGCGGCCAAGGCGGCGCTGGATGCGTCGATCGAGGCCAAGAAGATCCTGGAGTTCTTCGGCCGGGTCACCAAGGGCAACGACGAGAAGGTGGTCGAGAAGGGCAGGGACCCCGACATCGTCAACGCTGCGCGCGCCGTGCTCGCCGCCTACGGCATCGAGACCCCGGCCAGCAAGGGCGCTGCCCAGTACCTGGAGCGCGTCAAGCAGAACGACCTCGACACCTGGACGGCGCTCGAGCCGATGATCGCCGCGGCCACGCAGAACGCCCAACCGCTGCAGGCGCTGACGTTCGAGGAGCTGCAGGGCCTGAACGAGGCGATTCAGGCCATGTGGTTCCTGGCCAAGCGCTCGCGGCAGATGGAGGTGGACGGCAACCTGCTGGACATCGACGACGCGGCGCTCGAGCTGTTCGCGCGCATGGACGAGATCGGCATCCCCGACCGGGTGCCGGGCGAGGGTATGGCCGTCACCCGCGAGGAGGAGCGCGGCCTGTTCCTGAAGCAGGGCATCGCGTTCCTGCGCCGGGTCGAGCAGTGGGCCGAGGGCATGGACGGCAAGTACGGCGGTCCGTTCCTGCGCCTGGTGTCCCAGCCCATCAAGGACGCGGCCGACCGCTACCGCAAAGAGCGCATCGAGTACCGCAAGAAGTTCCAGGCCCTGGTCGACAACCTGGCGCCGATCGTCGGCGACAGTGTCATCGAGGCGCCGGAGCTCGGCTACACGTTCGGCACGCCAGGCTCGACCGCGGGCACGGCGATGAACGAGATCCTGCACGCCATCGCCCACACCGGCAACGACTCCAACAAGCGCAAGCTGCTGCTCGGCCGCGGCTGGGCCACCGAGAACGCCGACGGCACGCTCGACACGACGCGCTGGGACTCGTTCATCGCCAGGCTGGTGGCCGAGGGCAAGCTGACCCAAGGCCACTACGACTTCGTTCAGGGTGTGTGGGATCTGCTCGAGCAGACCAAGCCCCTGGCGCAGAAGGCGCACCGCGACGCGTTCGGCCGCTACTTCAGCGAGGTCACCGCCAACGAGTTCATCGACCCGTTCGGCGTCACGCGCCGCGGTGGCTACCTGCCGGCCCAGGTCGACTCGCGCCTGGTCAAGGACAACGTGCTGCGCAAGCTGGCCGAGGAGCAGAACAACTCCATGGCGTTCTCGTTCCCGCAGCCGGCCAAGGGCTTCACCATGAGCCGGGTCGAGTACAACCAGCCGCTCATGCTGGATTTGCGCTCGTTGTCGCAGCACATCGACAAGGTGCTGCTGTTCTCGCACATGACCAACCCGGCGCGCGACGTGCGCAAGCTGCTCACGCGCAAGACCGTGAGCCAGCCGCTCGATCGTCTGCAGCCCGCGGCCCTGGA